GTTTTTCTAATATCGTCAATCTTCTTTAGTAGCTGATCTCTATCCAGGATCGAAGCATTAGCTGATTGAGTCTTTAGAATAAGAGCAGGTTGACTTTTTTTATTCTTAAAGACTTCTAGAAAAACTTTAATCATATACCCAACATTCTTTCTGTCCTGGCCAAAGCCTCCCTGCAGCCAGTGTCCAACAAACAGGTAGACAAAATCTTCTTTAACTGTGGAGAGGTCAAACTTAGAAGTAGTTGGGAAGTATTTATTTATATCGGCTCCTTCAAAAAGAACCTGTACGGGCTTTTCAAGCTTTACTTGTTTTTTTGCCTGCCCTTTTTCTTCAACGCTAAATTGAGACCTCTCAAAAGTTTCTTTAGCATGCTGGGAAGAGACTAGATTGAGATTCATTCTGTTAAGTCCTTCGATCCAACTAGGATCACAAATGGTAGTTTCGATACCGGCAGTAACTCCTATGTTGTATTCACCTACTGCTTGGAATTCGTTAGGCACTGTTAGCTGCATCCATATATTAGGACGAGCAGTTAGGTTAGGAACAATTAAAGAAGCGAGTTCATGTTCGTTATGGTCTTTTAAGTATCCAAAGCGAGTATTACCCCAGCGCTGACTTAAAATCTTAACATCATATTTTTCTAGCTTGAGTAAAGCTTTTACTAAATCTCTTGCTCGAGCTCCATACCCGCTGTAGGTATCGATCGGGCAACTAATTACAACTGAAATCTTATCCATTAGTATACCATTGGGTGTTTAACATATTTCTTTGCGAGGTCTTGTACTTTTAAGATATCGTATTTTGTACGAGGAACAAACTGGTCGAAAGTTTGATCTACATATTTGATAAGGTTGCGGCCCATATTTTTACCTGACATCATAGATTCTTCTGATAGAGCCCACTCATGACCGGTGAGACCTTTTCTTACTCTTTCTTCTTTTGGCAGGTCGTATACCTGTTTGATAGCTTGAGCTACATCTCGGAAGTCACATCTGTCATCGTGAATGTAAGGCGTTGGTACCGAACCTACTAATGAGATGTTAGAAGGGAATACCGGTACTGCCCACTCTCCGTGCTTCTTATACCTACCCATGTGGTTGGAAGGAATCTCAAATGAAGGAGTATACCAGTTGCCGTTCTCATCTTCAAATCTCATCTGGTCTTGCATACCACCGGTTACGTTACCGATGATCATAGTACCGGACATCATAGACTCAGTCAAGCTAAGTCCCCATCCTTCGTTAGAAGAGATAAGAGCAGTAACATCAGCCAGATTGTATAACCAATTCATCTGCTCAGCACCTAACCTGTCCTGAGAGAAGAATACATTTACGTAGTCTGAATCGCATATAGCATCTCTTACTGCGTACAGGTCAGTTCCATTTTCATCTACAGGCTGGGTATGCATTATGAGAGCACATTTCTTTGCTTTCTCTTCTCCAATAGTATCGCAGAAGTGTCTGAAGGCTAGAATTACATCACCGGGTGACTTACGGCGAATGTTTCTTGAGTTCCAGAATACTACAAATTCAATCTCTTTTCCTTCAAAAACATTCTTTTTAAATTCTAGATACTTATCGTAGTTTTTGTATTCAGGAGTGATCGGGAAGAAAAAGTCTTCATTAATACCGTGAGGAACGTACTCAATAATCTTTCCGTTAGCAGCTTCTTCTAGTACAAGCTTATTAATGTTAACAGTCTGTTTAGAGATACCCATCAGAAGATCACAACACTCGTAGTAAGCTTTGTTGTATAAAGGAGCCGGATAGTCGTCCCAGATATTCAAATACATCAGAGGCATCTGCTGTCTGATCTCTCTTTCAATATCATACAACCAGGTCCAGTATCTAGGATCGGTAAAGTGTAGAATAGCATCAGGCTTTTCAACTTTAATAATCTCTCTTACAATCTCAGCTGTTCCGTAGCCAGATGTAGCATAAAGCCTTACATAAGAATCTTCAATGCCACACTGCTTGTTTACATCCTCAGAAAGATCAAATGCTTTCTTTTCATCGGGGTGCTTCATTGCACCTCCTAAATTAACCCAATTAAAATGATGTGCTGTTTGAATTACAAGCTCTCTTGCCATAGTAGCGATGCCGGAATGCAATCGCATATCATCTGAGAGCAGAAGGATCTTTTTTCGTTGATCCTTCGGCAAATAACCTTCTTTCATTATTTTTATTTTAAGTTTATATCGCTCTGATTATGTACTTTGTCTCTAAACGTCTCATCTGTAAGATAGAGAAAGATTGCTCTATCTGCCAACTTCTGAAAGGAAAATTTGTAGCGTACGCATTGAACTTTAAACTCGTCGAATAACTGCTGCTCTACTCTAACGCTTGTCAGCTTTTTGTTGTCCATAGCCTTTATATTTTTATATACATATATAAATAGCTTGGAGTTACAAAATGGCTGCGTTACATAGAGGGCTTTTGTTAAACGGACAGAATCTACAATTGTTCTTAGAAGCATTTTTGAGATACTCTTTCTCAACATACTCCCCGGTATCGGTGAAAGCTTCTTCTACAAACTTACTTAGATTGGCCATAGCTTGACCTCTCTTAATCTTTCCTGAAGCAGGTCTGAACTGCTGTACTCTTTTAGGTACAAACTCTCCTCCTTCGTAAATCTTTCTCCTTACAATAAAGAACTCAACATCTATATTATCTACATCGGTATTAAATTGCTTTGCAAAGAACTCTTTGTAGAATAGTACCTGAGAGATTTTAGTATCGCTTTTCTTTTCGTAATCACTCCAACCCTTGGTAGAAGTTTTGATATCCAGGATCAAATACTTTCCTAAAGCTTCATTGTAGAACACCAGGTCAAGGTAAGCTTTGAAGTACAAGCCAGGCTTAAGAGGAAGTACAAGCGGTACTTCTACTCCTACCAAGTAGGTGCTCTTAGTGCTGAAGTATACTGAACGTTTTTTCTTTAGATGTTCTAGGATAGCTACGCCGTCGTTATGAAACTCTTGCAGCTCTTGAGGAGTAGTAAAGTCTTTATTAGCGTTATTAAATCTTTCTTTCTTGTAAGTCTTTTTCATCCTATCTAAAAGGTACTCAGAAAGATCAATCTCATTAGAAGCTTTTACAGACTCATTGTATACTACATCCAACCAGTTTTGGGCTGTCTCGTGGAGAGCAGTTCCAAAGACTGTATGAATGCTAGGAGTGTAAGGTGCTAGCTTTTTCGGATACGAAAGATACCATTGATGAGGACAGGTACTGTAGATTGAGTACTGACTGTAAGAGATGTTTTTATTCTCCTTTGTGTCGTACTTTTCTACTTTGTATTCACGAACTAGGCTTACCTCCTTAGGAAGCTTCTTTTTTGCCATCTTACTTCTTCCACATACCACGAGCCACTAACTGAGCAATGATGCCGTAGTTAGCCAGGTCCTGGTAGGTGTCCATTAGAGATTCATTCTGAACGCTGCGTCGGTTAATCAACAAGTTCTTCCAACGGTTAACCTTATCTGAGATTCGATACCAGAGTCCGGTCAATGCAAAGCCAATCTCATCTTCGTTAGCAAGTTGAGTACCTGCAGTGATGTTATGCATTCCGTAATCTAAATGCTTCTTAGCAAAGAGCTCAAACTGCTCTTGCTGGATCTGGGCATAACCGTTATAGATGGTCGGGTATTCCTCCTTGAGGATCTCGACAGCGCTTTTTCCGTATGTAACTTTTTCTTCACTCATAACCTTAATATACGAAAAAAGCCCTTGCAAAGCAAGAGCTCTTTCGAATTAATTTAAATTTATTTTTACTCTTCTGTCGGGGCTGGCTCTCCTCCCAAAGTGCTTGAGAGAGATACTCCATCCTCTTCGTCCATCTTCTGAACAAGCATCTTATCCTTGTCAGTGTCTGAGAACCAGTAGTCAATAATCTTACCATATGATCCAATAAAGGCACCAAGTAGTAGAAGAAGCAACTCCTTCCACTCGCCTGCTACTGGAGTGTTCATATGAATAGAGATTACAATACCGAAGGCAAGTAACATAAAGGTTACAAGAACGGTGGCTGTGATTAGCCAGCGTCTTGTCATCATTCTATTTAAAAGCTCTTTAAAGCCTGTGCTCTGCTGTTCCATTATTTTCTTTCTCCTTTATGAGGATCTATTCGATCTAATATTTTGTTGAGGTCTCCTATGTGAATGAAGCCGGACATCGAGGCGTTCTTAAGAGCACTTATAAGCTGAAGTAGAATGAAAGGTACGATGATGGTTTCAGATAACCAACTGGTTCCTGCAAAGCCTCTTTCGACCATCAGGATGACAGTTAGGAACATTATCCATACTATCGTTCTTTGTAATACTCTTACTGCTTTAAAGGTCTTAAATCCTTCTCTTTTGATTCCAGCTATGATGCCGAAAAATCCATCTACAAATACTACAGCAATTAGAGCAAGGTACTGCTCAAAGTTACCCATTGTCAGCTCTAAAAAATAAGAGCAAGCAAACGAGCAGGCGGTAGCTATAGACAAAAATCCGGCAGTTGATTTCATTACTTCACGTATTCGTAGTACTTTTTGGTCTTGGCATTTCTGTCTTCTAGACCGTGAGTACCGCCGTTAATACGCTTGGTAAGTTCTAAGATTGCAGCGTCGTTGATACCCTTGTCACAGATAGCCCACAACTTATTTCTTTCAAAGAAGAACATAGCTGATTCAAAAGCATATTTTGTAGCAACCGTATCTGGATTGGTTAAAACCTCGTCATTGCCTAAGTACTTAGCAAATGCTTCGTAGTTGGCTTTACCTGTTAATTGGAGAGCTCCTCTACCTCTAAACTTCCAACCATCGCCTGAAGCTTCGTTTCCGTTGCCCATTCTGTCAGCGTAAACTCTGTTAGCGATCTTTTCTGGCTGACGAGCGTAAGACTCTTCTAGGTTACCTGGGAAGTACTTTCCAAAGATACCTTGCAGGCCTTGAGCTGAGTAATTTAGATTCTCAGAGAAAGCTTTGAAGCCTCCTGTCTCGTGAGCTGTTTGAGCAAAGAAGTGAGCTGCTCTTACCGGAGTTAACTTGTAGAACTCCATTGCTTTTTTCATTGTACCTGGACCGAATGCACCGTCTGCGCCTACTCCGATCTTCTCTTGTAAACTTTTTAAACTCATACTTTAATTTTTATTCGTTATCTTCTTTTTTACCACCAAAAATCTTACCTGCTTCAGCGATGCCGAAAGCACCTAATGTAATAATCACAAAAGAGTTGAAGATAGTATCGCTAACTTCTAGCTGCTGTCCCATGATACCGGTTACGATATCAGCTCCAGCAAACACTGCCATCACAGCGAACGATAAGAATCCAACTACTGATTTTTCGTTGATGTCATTCTTATCTTTAAAAATATCCCAAAATGCCATAAATTGTTATTTTAATGAGTTTAACTTAGAGAACTAATTAGCAGAACAATTGCTGGCAACCCTTTGATATAAATATACCTAGTCTAGCGCATCTACGATAGCTTTTTTTACTGCTACTGAAAATTCTGTTCTTTCAAAGGGAAGATTGTCATCTTGCAGCTGCATCAGTGTAGCAGCAACGTTTGTATTAGCTCTTCCTACTCCATGGTATACTTGTGAACCGATTGCTACATCTACTTCAACGATTGTTTTCTTTTGTTTAAATTCAAAAGGTCCGATTCTAACTCCCTGAGTTGGTGCTTTGATTTCAGTTACTGTAACGTAAACCGGGCTAGCATTAGGATCGGTAGAAGGACATAAAGGGTTTCCTCTTTCATTAAGTACGTCTTCTGTGATCTGTCTAAGACCGAAAGTAAATTTTTGATTGTCGATGCCGGCTAGATTGGCATTAGAAGTTACGGTAGCTACGTAGAAGCACATAGCAAGGATTGGATTGATCATTGGAGTTTGCCTGCGTTAGGGGGTTGTGTTGCATTATGTATTCCCGTACCCATTATGTAGAATTGATTTTGATTATCAACAGTACGTACCTGGGTAGGAGGATATGTACTATAATAATTAGTATTTGGATTAGACTCAATGGCAGTTTTTTCTGCCTGAGTGAAGATGTACTTATTATGTAGTGAGTTTGTTGTCAAGAGCGTATAACAGAAGTTTATATCACCCCAATCAAAGACAGTTGAGTTATCACAATCACAGGTATAGAAGTCCCAATCCTGCAAAGGTCCTAGACTACCTTTCATAAACATCATGTAGATTAGGGAGAAGTCTGTGATATTATGAAACTTCTGAGATACGTTTACTGTTACTCTATACTGCTTATTGCTAGGATTAGAGACTGTAACCTGTCCGGCAGCGTTTGTATTCTGAGTTGACGCAGTAGCCCAGCTTCCTTGAGTCTGAGCGGTTGTAAATTTAAAAGCAGTACCGGCTGCATAACTTGTAGTTGAGATGTAATTTACACCCAGCCAGGCTGTACCGCTTGAAATACCCATCTGCTCTTGATTGGATCCATCAGCCGTAAATGCTCTCATAACAACATAGAATTCTGTAGGCTGGTTTTTTAGAAAGTAAAGATCCCAGATCACATTTACTCCGCC